CACCGCGATGATGAGTGGCGTTATGTTCCCCCTAAAGGGCAGCAAAAGATGCCCTATTACCCCCCTAAAGACAAGAACGACAAAGTCGTAGAGGCTAAAAAGGGTGGTAAGGTCAAGTCAAAAGTAAATGCCGCTGGCAACTACACCAAACCCAGTATGCGTAAGCAACTGTTTGAGTCTATTAAAGGACAAGCCGTTCAAGGCACCGCTGCTGGTCAATGGTCAGCCCGCAAGGCACAGTTGCTTGCTAAGAAATACAAAGAGAAAGGCGGTGGCTATCGTGGCTGAAAAATACGATTACCGCAGTAAGGTTAGGAAAGACATTGATCCTAGTGAAGTCATACCGACTAGGAAGTCTTCTGGGGCTAAATTAAGTTTACCCGGTGGTATGAAGGCCCCGAAGAGTAGAAGTTCTGACCTTGCGGATGCGCTGTCTATGTTCGAAAAAATGTCTTCCAAAAAAGAAGTCACTGCCAAGGGTGGTAAGTGGATTCAAAGCGCAATTAAGAAGCCCGGTGCTTTGCGTAAGTCTATGGGCGTCAAAGCTGGTGAGACTATCCCAGCTAAAAAACTCGCCAAGGCAGCGAAAGCTCCGGGTAAGATGGGTCAACGTGCTCGTCTAGCCCAGACACTGCGGAAGATGAAGAAGTGAAAAAACCGCAGCAGTCTTTAAAGGCTTGGACGGCCCAGAAATGGAGAACCAAGAGTGGTAAAAAATCTTCTGAAACAGGCGAAAGATACTTGCCAGAGTCTGCTATCAAAGCTCTTAGCCCTGCGGAGTACGCTGCTACAACACGTGCAAAACGCAAAGGCAAAGCTGCTGGGCAACAATTCGTCAAACAACCCAGAACAATAGCCAAAAAGGTGGCACCATACAGGAATAGGGGCAAATAATGGCTACATCAGGCACCGCAGCATTTAACATGGACTTGACCGAGTTGGTCGAGGAGGCGTTCGAGCGTGCCGGTTCCGAGATGCGTACTGGGTATGACCTCCGCACAGCCAGACGCAGTTTAAACCTCATGTTTACCGACTGGTCTAACCGGGGTATTAACCTTTGGACAGTTGAGCAAGGGTCTCAAGTACTTACTGCCGGTACTGGCACGTACACCTTACCGGCTGATACGGTTGATCTTTTGGAGCATGTTATTCGCACGGATGCTGGGTCTTCGGCGAATCAAGCTGATCTGAGTGTTTCACGTGTTAGTGTTTCTACCTACGCTAGCATCCCAAACAAACTGACTACTGGTCGTCCGGTGCAGATATACATCGACCGTCAGACGAGCGCCCCGTCAATTAACTTGTGGCCTACCCCTGATACCGCTCAGACTTATACGTTGGTTTATTGGCGTTTACGTCGCATTCAAGATGCTGGTAACGGCGTGAATACAATGGATGTACCATTCCGATTCTTGAACTGCTTGACAGCAGGTCTGGCGTATTACTTGGCACTGAAATTACCGAACGGACTTGAGCGTATTAGCTTACTCAAACAACAGTATGACGAAGCATGGGAGCTTGCTGCTACTGAAGATAGAGAAAAAGCTACGTTCCAACTTGTACCACGGTACATGACTATAGGGTAAACCCTGATGTCTTCTAAATACGCCCAAGGTAAACACACCATCGCCGAGTGCGACCGGTGTGGGTTCCGCTATAAGCGTAAGACACTTAAAGAGTTAGTGGTTAACGAGGCTCCAACCAACCTCCAAGTTTGTAATGAGTGTTGGGAAGCCGATCATCCGCAGTACAAAGTAGGTAAATACCCTGTGGTTGATCCGCAAGCTATTATGAACCCACGCGTGGATAGGTCTCTATCGTTTGAGGGTGGGGACTACACATCTCGTGACTTCCAATGGGGCTGGAACCCCGTTGGTGGTTCTAGTGGGTTTGATTCTCAGTTAACACCAAATACCTTGGTTTTGACTACATATATTGGTACAGTTACGGTAACTACAACGTAAGGAGTTAGTATGAATAAAACCGCTTGCTTAAATAAATATCAGCAACCAAAGCCAGTGCCCGTGCCTAAGACGGCTGGCTACCCGGAAACTGGGGTCAAAACCACTGGGGTAAAAACCCGTGGCAATGGTGCTGCAACCAAAGGCACAATGGCCCGTGGACCAATGGCATAAAACATGACCTACGACGAACTCGTAACTGCGGTCTCTGATTACACGGAGAACACGTTCCCAACAGCCGATATGAATACGTTCATATCGCAGGCGGAGCAGCGCATCTATAACACGGTGCAGTTTCCGTCTTTGCGCAAGAACGTAACAGGTAACGTTTCGACCGGTGCTCCATACTTAGCTTGCCCGGCGGACTTCCTTTCTGCGTACTCACTTGCCGTTATTGATGGTGCTGGCGCATACGAGTTCTTGCTGAATAAGGACGTTAACTTTATTCGGCAGGCATATCCAACACCCGGCTCTACGGGAACACCCAAGTACTATGCTTTGTTTGGTCCTCAATCTAGTGACCCAAAAGAGGTGACTTTTATTTTAGGGCCTACCCCCGATGCCAACTATTCGGTCGAGCTGCACTACTACTTTTACCCTGAGTCAATTACAACAGTCTCTGGTGGGCGTACGTGGCTAGGTGATAACTTTGATTCTGTGCTTTTGTATGGAACTTTGGTTGAAGCGTATACTTATATGAAAGGTGAAGCCGACATAACTGGCTTATATAACACCAAGTACAACGAGGCGCTTTCAATGGCTAAACGTTTGGGCGATGGCTTGGAGCGACAAGACGCATACCGTTCCGGGCAGTATCGACAACAGGTGACTTAATATGGCAATTACGCAAACTGCAACGACGAGCTTTAAAGTTGAGCTGATGCAAGCTGTCCATAACTTTGGACCTACTTCTGCCGACACCTTTAAGATCGCGCTTTACACATCTTCTGCGTCAATTGGCGCATCTACAACTGCTTATACGGCGTCTGGAGAAGTCTCTGGAACAGGTTATACGGCTGGTGGTGTTACGCTGACGATAAGCACAACCCCAACTTCTGGGAATAATGCTAGTGGTGTGCCCACTGCTTTTGTTTCTTTTGCACCGGTTTCGTGGGCTAGCGCAACGTTTACCGCCAGAGGGGCTTTAATTTATAACTCTACCGATAGCAATAGGTCCGTTGCTGTCCTAGATTTTGGGACCGATAAAACCGTCAATAATGACACTTTCCAGATAATTTTCCCCGCTGCAGCCGCCGATAGTGCTGTTGTACGTATTTCTTAATCAGGAGTTGATATGATCGCAAAAATTGAAACATCCACTGCAGCGGATTCCACGCACGCAACAGTCCTTCGTGGGGCTAAGAGCGGTGAAGCTGTAGGCGCAGGCGGCGTGTACACAGTAGAGTGTATTGGCCCAGACGGACAGACTAAATGGGTAGACACGTTCAATAACTTAGTTATGAACGAAGGCCTGCAGGATATGAACGCCAAGTACTTTAATGGCTCGTCTTACACCGCCGACCATTATGTTGGTTTGATCCAAGGTCCAGCTTCAGGCAACACGATTGCCGCCGCTGATTCACTAGCTTCGCATGCTGGATGGCCTGAAACTACTGATTATTCAGGCGCTCGTAAGGCGTTGACTATGGGTGCTGCTACCGATGCTGACCCTTCAGTTATTTCTAATACTGCCAGCGTAGCTTCTTTTGCGATGAACGCGACTGTTACTGTGGCTGGGGCTTTTGTGGCGACGGTTAGCAGCGGTACTACAGGCGTCTTGTTTTCCGCAGGCAATTTTACCGGTGGCGACAAGTTTGTTGACTCGGGCGATACGCTGAACGTTACGTACCAATTCTCCTTGGCTGCTACTTAAGGGGATTAAGTGTTTGGCGACGGGTCTTTCGCTGAAGCTCCCTTTGCCTCGCAAGCGGCAGGTGGAGTTGTCTATGACGTTGATTTAGCAGAGTCTGGCACGGCTACTGTAGTTTTTGCGTCGTATGCAGCTTTTGCCCCTGTATTGTCCGAAACTGGATCGGGTAACGAAGTAGTCAACACGATAAATAACATTTTCAATAATGTTATCACCGAGGCAGGATCAGGTACAGAAACCGTAGCGCCACAGGTAGCATTTACGGCAGAGCAAAATGAGTCAGCAACAGGGGTAATGGCGTCCACGGCGCAAGCCGATATGGTTGCTCAGATTCAAGAGTTGATTACCGGTATTGATGTCAATACCCCACAAGCTGTTTTTGTTGCTGCCCTAGCTGAAATTGCTACCGGATTAGATGCTTTTCTTGGGGGCATATCGTTTTTTGCTACGGTTGATGAAGCTGCTACCGGCACGGATTCACAATCCACACAAGTTGTTTTTGTTGGCACGGTCGCGGAACTAAGTACTGCAACTGAGACGTTGACGCCTCTACGTATTGCAAACGTTTTTCCGTCTGGCGTGCAGTTGATAATAAACGTTAATGGCGTTCTAATATGGGCAGTTATATCCACCGATCAAGTGCCAAATTGGGCAGTAATTGCTACGTCGCAGACACCAAATTGGACTGATAAGCCCACGTAAGGAATAAAAATGGCTCTAGTAGTTAAAGACAGAGTAAAAGAAACCACTACCACCACAGGCACTGGGACGGTAACGCTTGGCGGTGCGGCAGTAGGCTTTCAGTCTTTTACCGCTATTGGTGATGGTAACACCACGTACTACACAATCTATGACCAACCCGCAGGTGAGTGGGAAGTAGGTATTGGTACCTATACGGCAAGTGGTACAACGCTGTCTCGTGACACAGTCTTGTCTTCTAGTAACGCAGGTTCGCTCGTAAATTTTGGCGCTGGTAGTAAGTCTGTTTTCTGTACAAATCCCGCCGAGCGTGCTGTTTATCAAGATGTAGCAGGCAGTTATCCTGTACAAAACACGTTCGGCACTTTAAATGCTACAACGGTTGTGGCGACGACCGCCACGCTTACTAACGGCACAGTTTCTACGACGCCCGCAAGCGGGTCGGATATTGCAAATAAAACTTATGTAGACACCGTAGCGGCTCAGGGTATCCATTACCATGACCCCGTTCGTGTTGAGTCCCCGGACTCAGCAGGTAGCCTTAACGCAACTTATAACAACGGCGCTGCTGGCGTAGGTGCAACACTTACAAATGCAGGAACCCAAACCGCGCTTGCAATAGACGGCGTGACTCTCAATGTAGCGGATCGTGTTCTTATCTATAACCAGACAGATGCTACGCAAAACGGCGTTTATACAGTCACTAATGTAGGTTCTGGCTCTACAAACTGGGTGTTGACCCGTGCAACTGACGCGGATTCTTACGGCCCGAGCGATCCTGATTCACTTGGACAAGGCGACGCTTTTTATGTAACCGAGGGCGATACCGGGGCTGGTGAGACGTAT